GGTGCAAAGCTATCTTCAGATGCAGAAGATAAGTTGTTTAGATTCCTACAGTCTGGTCTTCGTGGACAGAATCATAGAACTCTTTACATCCCCCTTCCTGGAGATGGTCCAGATAACAAGGTTGAATTTAAAATGGAACCAATTGAAAATGGAGTCCAAGAAGGATCGTTTGACAAGTATCGTACATCAAATACAAATGATGTATTGATGGCTCATCAAGTTCCAATTTCAAAAGTTGGATCTTCTGATGGTATGTCAATTGCTTCAGCACTTGTTGCAGATAGAACATTCAAAGAGCAGGTTGCAAGACCAGCACAGAGAAATCTTGAAAAAACAATTAACAAACTTATTAAAGAAAAGACAGACGTTGTATTGTTTAAGTTTAATGAACTTACACTTACAGATGAAAATACACAGAGTCAAATTGACGAAAGATACTTAAGAGCACAGGTAGTTGTTCCAAATGACATTAGACCAAGACTTGGGCTCCCTATAATGCCAGATGGCGATACACCAGTTGTAATGACCCCTCAACAACGTGCAGAGCAAAACGCTCAAATGGCTGGAACAAGGCAAAGAGATCAGCAAAGAACAGACAACGCTACAGACTCTTCCTCAACTTCAACAGGTAGAAATCCTGGTGGAGAAGGAAGAACTACAGCTTAATATAACAATATGATAAAATATAATAATATACATATATAATAGGAGTAGGATGACTGCTTTAAACAAGGCTCACTGGTTTTCGGACAAGGACAACAATATGTCTTTGTCAATGCCAATCGCCAAGGTGGACAAGGAACGAAGAATCGTTTCTGGTTTTGCAACGTTGGATAACGTTGATAAGCAGTCTGACATCGTTCCTACAGATGTTAGTTTAAAGGCGTTCGAAATGTTCCGTGGCAATATTAGAGAAATGCATATGCCAGTTGCAGTTGGAAGAATCGTAAACTTTAGACAAGAAAAGTTTTTTGACAAGGCTACAGATAAATTCTTTAATGGAGTTTTTGTTGATGCATATATTTCAAAGGGTGCTCAAGATACTTGGGAAAAAGTTCTTGATGGCACTCTTTCTGGTTTTTCAATTGGCGGAGTAATAAAAGATTCAGAAGATACTTTTGATTCAGAAATGGATAAGTCAATTCGTATGGTAAAAGAATATGAACTTCATGAACTATCTTTGGTAGACAATCCTGCAAATCAATTTGCAAATATCGTGTCTATTCAGAAGGTTTTGAATAACACAGAAATAGATGGTATAATTACTAAGGCAGATCTTGAAAATGTCTATTGGTGTGAGTCAGACGATATGGTTAGACTATCATCAACAGAAGATACAAGCTGTCCTTCATGCGAGACTAGTATGAAGAATATTGGTTTCGTAGAGACAAAGGATTCGGAAAAGGCTATGACAATTAAGAGTCTATTAAATAAGTTTGTTTCAGGAACAGATATGTCTAAGTCAGAAATAAATGAGAATTCAGATGAAGAATCTGAAAATACAGCGATTGACAATAACGAGTCAATTGCGGAAAACAATATAAAGGAGGAGAACAACGTGTCAGAAGAAAATACATTAGTAGAAGAAGACACTGTTGAAGAAGTTGCAACTGAAGAAGTTGTTGCCGAAACTCCTGCCGAAGAAACCGTAGAAAAGTCAGTTGACGCAGTTGACGCTGTTGAGGAAACAGTAGAAAAGTCTGCTGATCCAATTGAAGTTGCTACAGAAGAAGCTTCTAATGACGTTGAAGTTGAAAAGTCTATCGAAACAGTAGAGTCAGCAGACTCAGAGATAATGAAGGCTATTGACGAAGTTAAGGTTTCCGTAACAGAGGCAGTGAGTGAACTTGTTTCAACAATTAAGTCACTAAATGAAGAGATTGCATCAATCAAAAAGTCAGTAGATACCGTATCACAAGATGTTACTGGTGTCAAAGGCAATCTTGAAGAGTTTGGTCAGCGTGTTGACGGTCTAGAAGACGAAACAGCTGTCCGTAAATCTGGCGACCTTGGCGGTGTCGTTCAGGGCAATACAATAAGAAAAGGGTCTATGTGGGGTGGACGTTTCCTAAATTCCGCTGACCTATATCATTAAGAGAAACTGGAGGTGAAATAAAAAATGACAGAAAATAATGAAATTTTAGAAAAAGCGGCTGCAGCTGGTACTATCGCATCGGGTGGTATTGGTGGGGTATCAACTCCAGGAGCTGGAATTCTCGATAACACTAACCCAGTTGGTGATCTAGTGTCTGATGGCGGTATTTTGCAGCCTGAACAGTCACGTCAGTTTATTGAATATATCTTTGAACAGCAGGTACTAGCTCGTGATGGACGTAGAGTTACAATGAGAGCCAACACAGCAGAGCTTGAAAAAATGAATGTTGGAGAGCGTGTTATCCGTGCAGCAGCACAGGCTGACGCTACTTACACCAACGCAGATGTTGCATTTACTAAGGTAGAAGTTACAACCAAAAAGATTCGTCTTGATTGGGAAGTATCTACTGAAGCACTTGAAGATAACATCGAAGGTTCAGGTCTTGAGGATCACTTGGTCCGCACTATGACCCGTGCGTTTGCAAACGATCTTGAAGATCTTGCAATCAACGGTACTGGTGCTGGAACAAATGCATTCCTAAGCATCCTTGAAGGCTTCGTTGCTAAGGAAGATGCTGGTCACAGTGCAACATATGGTACAACTATCGAATCTTTGCAGGGACTTGTTCTTGCAATGCCTCGTAAGTATCGTGCTTCTCGTGCAGCTATGAAGTTCTACGCTGACACAGAAACAGTTGCAAACATCATCAACGGTCTAGGCTCATCTGGTAACTTGAACTCTGAGAGAATCGTAGAGCGTGTTATTGACGGTGCAGCACCACAAACAATTGGTGCTCCAATTCAATACCGTGTTCTTGGTCTTCCATTGGTTGAAGTTCCTTTGATGCCAGCTGGTTATGTATCACTTACATTCCCAGAAAACCGTATCTGGGGCTTCCAGAGAGATGTAACAGTTCATCGTGAGTTTAAGCCAAAGAAGGACACTGTAGAATATACAGTATTCCTACGTTTTGGTGTACAAATCGAAGAAACTGATGCAGTAGCATACATGGTAGATTAATCTATCTATATAATTTGAGGGGAGGCATTAATTTGTCTCCCCTCTCTTTATTTTATAAATGATATAATACTATAGAGGGATTATGAATACAAAACAAGATTTAGTTGCTTTATATGTAAACAATGCAAGCATAACTGATAAAGAGTTAGGCAAACTAAAGAATGGATATAACGTAGTTTCTAAAAAAGATGCTGATAGGTGGATTGAAAAATTCCCTAAAATTAGAATAGCATCTCCAGAGGAGGTAGCCGAAGTTTTCGGTGTTAAATAATGGAAGCTTTAAGAATTAATGGTCAAACGCCATCAGTAACATTTACAGGTTTACTACCAAGCTCAGAATATACTTTAACATATACTGACCTTTCAACCCAAGAGGAATACACCTCTACCCAGCAATCCAATGCTTCTGGAGAAGTAGCTTTTGTATTAAATTCATATTATGACAATTATGATGGTGTACTGGATGCAACACTTTTTAACTACCTTGATGAGGTAGAAACCGTAGCTGGAATTGAGGTTATTAGACCATACACAAACATAACCACACTTGCTACAGAATTAAATAAAACTTATGCTCAAGCAAAAGATACTGAAAGAACTGCTAGATTTATTATTGATTCTGAATCAGCAAAAACATTTGGATTTGTAAGAAAAGAAAAAGAATTTATTGGAAATGGATCAGACTATCTTGTTATTGATGAAAAAATTCACAAGTTATACAAGGTATACGAAAATGGAAATCTTCTATATGATTCAACACAAGAAGAAAATCTTGTAACTTATACAATTAGTAAAGATAGAACTTCTATTATTCCAGTTTACATAGAGGCAAATAAAACGGAGTACCCACAGGTATGGAGAGATAGATATCTTTCTAGAGCGTTTGCAGATGGCTATGATTATGTTGTAG